CGATGGTCGTCGGCGTTGCCGACGCTCAACCCCCACGCCTTGTGGATCATGAGCGTGCTGTTCGGCGACATGATCGTCTCGTCCGCTGCGCACGCGATGAACGACGCCGCGGACGCGGCGATGCCCTGCACGATCGCGACGGTGCGTGCCGAGTGGGCCCGCATCACGTTCACGATCGCCATGCCCTCGAACGCGTCACCGCCGGGCGAGTTGATCAGCAGCTCGATGGTGTCGATGTGGGACGGGAGCTCGTCGAGGGCGGCGGCGAACTCCTTCGCGGACATGCCCCACCACTCGCCCCACGAATCGAACGGGTCGTACAGGCGGATCGACGCCTTCGCGCCGTCGAGCTGCACGACCGGGATCTCGGTGCGGGGCCGTTCGGTGGAACGATGCTGGAGGAATGCGCGCACCTCGGCGGAGGTCTTGGGCTTCATGGTGGGTGTTCCTTTCGCTCGCGCGATGAGGGGGGGTCAGTGCCGGTGACCGTTGAGGGCGGCCGGGCGGACTTGGGTGATCGAGTCGAGGAACGCCTGGGCTTCGGTGGCGTCGATCGTGGTTTCCGACGTGTCGCCCTGCGGGGTCGAGTCGGCGTCGGTGACACCGGACTTGTTGACCGGCGCCCACCACACGTCACCCCACGGCACCGGGCCCATGCCCTTGCTCTTGCGCCACTCGTTGATCGTGAGCGCGCCGCGTTCGATCGCCTGGGACTCGCGACCCCACTGTTCGGTCTGCGACTCCTGCAGGGCGGCGACCTTCGAGTAGTCGTGCTCGGCCCAGCCGGCGGACGTGCGCGACCGGCCCTTGAACATCGGGAGGAACTGCTCGACGATCTCCTCGGCCCGCAGCTGCGAGTCCGGCACCAGAGCATGGGTCCACAGCAGCCGCTCGTACTCGCGGGCGTTCGACAGGGTCGCGTGGCTCATCTCGTTGAGGAGCGGCACCGGGATGCCGTAGGCGTTCGCGACCTGGCGCAGGGTGAGGTTGAGACCCTCGACGAACTCGGCGTCTTTCTGGGTGACCTGCATCTGTTGGAACTTCGCCTCGTAGCGAAGCACCGCCCACCGGTGCGCCTTGTCGACACCCTTGAACCGCTTGTCGAGCATCTTGCCGAGATCGGTGGCCTGATCGTCGGAGAACGTCACCTTGTCGGTGTCGGGGGTGACGACACCGCCCATCTGCATCCCGTTCGTGAACATGTTGCGGTTCGACTTCATCATCGCCGAACCGGTCTCCGCAGCGAGCCGCGCCGCGGCGACCGGTGACATCGCAGAGAACTCGTCGAGCGGGTTCGGGTACCGGAACCACACGATCTCATCCGCGCCGAACGGGATTGGTTCGCTGCCATCGAGCGGCGAGTACACGAACTTCGACAGGTACTTCGACTCGTGCGGAACCGGCCGCACCCGTGACGGCTTGAGCCACCAGATCTCCGACGGACGGCCGGCACGGTCGCGTTCGACCGCCCAGTACGACTCGCCCCACAGGCCCATCGACAGTTCGTCCATCATCGCGAGGCGGCGGCGGGTCCAGAACGGGTTCACGTGACGGAGCAGGTCGTACTCGGGGCCGCTGGTGATCTCGGTCTTCTCGGGGCCGTCCTGGTCGTACAACCGCAACGTCAGGCCCGCCATCGCCCGGGCCCGGAGCATCACCGCCGAGTACACATCGTTCGACGTCGCGAGATAGTTGCCGTACTCCTCCGGGGAGAACGTCTCGTCGTCGTGGCCGAGGGTGCGGTCGACGTAGGACACCGCGCCGGTACCGACGGACCAGTCCGCTCGGGGCCGCGCCACCTGCGCCTGCACCCGTTCGATCAGGCCCATCAGGTCTCGACCTTGCCGGTCGCGATCTTGAACCCGACGACAGCCGCAGCCCACATCCACGCGATGACGAGCCACACCGCACGGAACACCATGCCGACGAACCAGCCGAGAGCGATGAACACCGCCGAGATGATCGTGAGCACCACCCGATGCGGCTTGAGGTCGCGTGCGTCGCCGTCGACACGGTCGAGGACATCCTTGAACTTCACGGTGATCGTCCTCCTCGTCAGGCCATCAACGACCCGGTCAGTTCCTGCGGTTCCTGCGGCTCCGGGTTCATCTCGAGCGCACGGACCGCACACGTCACGGCCGGCAGCGGCGTGATGTCGCTCTCGGCGCCGGCACCATCCCAGATCCAGCCGGTGCCCCGAACCTTCTTCACCGCTTCCTCGAGAGCAGCGTTCAGCCACTCCTGGTCGCGGTGGGCGTATCGGTCCTCGGCGATCCCGGCCCGGAACGCCTCACACGCCGCGGCGTACTCGGCGCCGCCAATCTTCTTCACCTTGTCGGTGTCACCGGACGCCCGATCGATCGCACCGGCCATCGACAACGACCCGCCCACGGTGGTGTACGCGATCGCGACCGGGTTGAACTCTCGCACCGCGGCGGCGAGATCACCCTCGAACCAGAACGTCCCGGCCGCCCAGTGATGCACGTCGACCTGGATCCGGCCGGTCTGGTTGCGGCCGGCCAGTGCGATCGTCGCCGACCGGCCGTGCGGGTGCACGTCGACACCGATCGCGACCGGGCCGACGAACCCGCCGGCGTTCTCGTGGGCCTTCGCCCACTCGTCGGGTTGGATCACGAACACCCGATCACCCGGACCGAGCAACGGGGTTCGCATCCACTGATTCGCGTACTCGTTCCGGAACGTCTCGATCTTGCGTTCATCCGGGGAGTCCTCCGCGGTGCGGAGCAGGTCCAACAGGTCTACGACCTTCTGTGTGTGCCCCACGGCCGGGTGGAACGTGATCCACGTCAACGGGTCGTGCAGGTCAGCGTCGAGCGGGATCGCCCACTCGAACGAACACACCCGGGTCTCACGGTCGTCGCGCTCGATGCGCTTGCGACCACCGACGACCTTCGGCCACATGTAGAACGACTTCTCGTTCCCCGCCGTCGACCCGACGAGCAGCTGCCGGGAACGGCGGGTGATCTGCGACGCCGCCGACGCTTCGAGACGATCGTCGACACCGAACCGGACTTCGTCGCCGGCCTTCACGTCGACCGTGCCACCGTGACCGGCCTTCGGTGACGGCGTCTCGATCAGCATGTAGTTGCCGCGCCCGAACAGCAGATTCTCGGAACCGTTCCGCAGCGATTGCTTCCACTCGCGCGTTGACCGGCCCGGCTTCGCCCTGGTGTTCGTGATCTCCCGGAACGACTCCGTCGCCGGCGACTCCTGCAGGAGCGGGATCATGTCGAGCTCGAGCTTCTTGCGGGTCTCGTTCCGATCCTGCATCGTGAACGTCGCGAGCTGCCGGCCGTACCCCTTCTTCTTCGACATGCGCACCAGACGGTGGAGGATCAGCACGAAGATGATCCCCATCGTCTTGCCGCACTGGCGCATCACCCAGACGTCGACCTCGGCGTACCAGAGTTCATCGACGTCGGGGAACTCCGGATGCGGGTCGAGCTCGGCGGCAACATCGAAGATGTACTGCTGGTGCGGCATCGGTGGCAGACCGATCCGGCGGGCGACGTCGCCGACTTCGTGACCGAGCGTCGGCCACCACGGGTCATCGCGCTTGAGCCGCTTCGGGTCGCCGCCGGCATCGAGCCACTCCTCCCGGGTGCGGCGACGTGTGCCATGCAGCGGCGGCACGAACCCCGGGGCGGTCACTCCTCCGTCCAATCGTCCTCGTCCGGTGTGCGGACCGCGCCGAGCAGATCGTTCATGCGAGCGTCGAGTTCCTTCGACGTCTTCGCCACATCGGTCTCTTCACAACTCTCGAGCGCCGACGCCAACCTGCGCACCGTCGCCGCGAGCACCGCGAGCTTCGGGGTGATCTCCAACGTCGCGAGGACCCGCTCGGCGGCCTGCGGCGCAGTCTCCGGCTCAGTGGCGGGGTGGTCCTTGGCCGTGTGCCGATCGAGCGTCGCCTGCGATGCGTACGTCCGGTCACACCCCGGATCCGGACACGGCAGACGCGAACGCTGCTGATTCGCCGCCCGCTTCGACTTCGACCCGGCCGACACCTTTTTCGTCGACCGGGACCGCCGAGACGGCGCCTGAGGCTTCTTGGTGGCGCTCACAGCACGCCTCCTCAGCGGGTCAGCGATCGACTACATCCGGGAGAGGGAGAGACGATTGCGGGCGGGTTTCTCTC